GTGACGAGGTTGAAACCCTTCTCCTTGTACTTGACGTTGCCGTCTGCGCCACGCAGAACAATGTCGACGTTTCCGCCGATCCGGTTCTTCGACATGATCTCGCGACCACGGGACATGGTGGCACTCACCGAGTCCCGAACCTGATTCTTATCTGTACTCATCGGTAAGCCTCCTTGGCTTCATGCCCCACATCCTGGGCGCTGTTGATAGGCGCGAGCCTAGTGGCGGATGTGCAAAGTCTGTCCTATTCGGCTCCGGCTTCGCTTTCTGTCGTCGGGATGACGCCGTTTGCTTTCAGCATCGCTATCAGGTCCGTCTTCGTTGCCGCTTCGATGATCTCCTCGTCGAGGTCGGAGTTCGCTTTGGCGTATTCGACCCACGATTCCTTCTTCGATCCGGGTCCGTGCTCGTGCGGGATCGACACGTCGACTTTCGGTGCCGTGCCTGGTGCCTCGTAGAGCTTCCCCTGTCTGATGGCGGCACGGTATTTGGCGGCGATCTCGGGCCGTCCGGCCTGGGATTCTCTCCGCATCTGGAGATTCATCTCGGCGATCTGTTCCTCGTTCAACATTTGTGTCCTCCTGGGACTCGTGAACATGTAAGACGGGGGCAGGATACTGATCTCCTGCCCCCGAATCTAGTCGGTCGTTGTCGTCAACTGCTGCTACTCGCCAGTGTTGAACGTCGGAGCAACATAGGAAGCTCCGTCGGACATCACTACGGCTGCGCCGCGCTGGCCGACACCCGCACCCATGTATCCGTCGTAGACGGAATCGTAGAGCGGGTAGTTCTGCCGGTTGCCTTCGATGAGTCGGAGGCCACGCGCCGACGGGTTCTCGTGAACCCTCTTGCCGACGATGTTTCGCAGGTCCATCGGTCCACCCGACACGAAGCCGAGCAGATAGCCGGACGGAATGTCGTTCGACTGAACGATCGTCCAGTCGTTGACCCAACCTTCGACCTGCAATCCGCTGGTGCCCTGCAACCGCTGCAAGCCTGCGACCACTCCACTGTTGGAGAACTCGATGGGCTGCGAGCCTGACACTGACGGAACGAAGTTCGCGAATGCGCGAATCAGCGCCACGTCGTCACGGTGTGCAAGCAGAATGAACGTCGCATCGCCAAACTCACGGAAGCCGTGATGGATGAGATGCTCGCTCATGGTGTCCAGGTTGTCCTGGTCAAACGCTGCATTGCTGTACAGGTAGTGGGTGTGGGTTCCGGTATGCGTCCAACGCTTGATCGCGGGCGGAACTTCGCCGTCAGCGTTGTAGAGACGCTTGACTGCGATGCCGTCCTGATCCGTGTAGTTGGTTGCACCGAAGATGGCTTCCATGACGATCTCTCTTTCAAGAGTCGACCAGGAGTTCATAACGGTGGCCTGCACCGCCATCAACTGTGCGCCGCTCGCACTGTCGATGTACTCCTGCGTATAGCCGTCACCGAGGTCGAAGTGTGCATAGGGGAAGCCCCGTGCGACCATCGACATGCGGATCTTCGAAGGACGACCGAACTCGGTTGCCTTCTGGAACCCTGGGTTGACGGGGATGCCGATCTTCTCGTTGGCCCGGTCTGTCTGGAAGGACAGGAGGGACACGAGTTGATCGTTCGAAGCGTTGAACGCTCCGAGCATCGCCTGCATGTTGGCCCAGATCTCGTTGACGTTCTGTCCGTCAGTCGTCAGGCCGCGGGCACCTGGGACTGTTTCGAGAACGTCGTCACGCGACAGGAAACCTGCCGGTGCTTCACCTACGGCGGCACCGAACAGCCGATGGCCGTTCATGTCGCCGAAGAGTTCCACGAGTCTGGCTAGTGGATCGTTGACGGCCGCTTCTAGGGAAGCAGCATTGATGATGGTTTTACTCATGTTTGCTCCTTTCCTATACCGCGGGCACTTGGTCGACACCATTTTCGAGCGTTGCAGCGCCGAAGATGTTCGATGCATGCGTCAACTCGTTGCCGGTTTCGGCGGTCACGATGGCATTGCCAGCCGTGCCGTTTACCTTCGCCGTCAACGTGCAGATGTCTGCAACGAACGTGGCGGCAGTCACGTCTGGATGGGCGAGCGTACCGGCGAAGTACTCGACACCTGCTGTGCCGGAGGCGTTGATCGCCGCAACGATGTTGACCTTTGTCGCTGCCTCGTCTGCGCCGATCGCAATGTCGTAGGCGGCAACTGGGGTCGTCAACAGCGTGTACTGTTGTGTGCCGATTGTGAACTGGTCTGTCGTGGTGACAGGCTCAGCGATTGTCAGGGTGCCAGATGCGGCAACCCCGGCGACTGTTACGGTCTTCTGGCCCATCATGTTGACGAGGATGCGGGAGCCGCCGTAAAGGACGGTTCCGACATACACGTCACCAACTGCCGGTGTGATGTCGACAATCCCGTTCGCCGAAGCGTACAGGTTGTCTCCAGCCGACAATGATGGTGTTGAGCCTTCTGCCTCGACGAGTTCGCCAAAGGTGATGACGGTGTACTTTTTTCCACCGATCACCTCGTTCTCTGAACCGTCGGAGAGCGCCTTACGCCCTTCCTTGGTCCAGATGACGCCAACGCCCGTGCCCAGTTCGGATGCGATGATCTTGCCATCACCGTCGAGGTCCACGCAGAGCATGTCTGCATCACCCCAAGTTCCTACCTGGCCGTCGAGAGCCGCAGCAGCCGTTGCGCGGAACTTGCCGCCCTCGGGTGCTTGGTCAATTCTCATGGTCTGTTTTCTCTATTCCCCAGGAGGGATGTTGGGCTGTGGTCCTGCCTACGCGGCCGGTACACGCCCCCCGGTAGTTGTCATTTGTTCAAGGTACGCTTTTTGCTTCGCAGCGAATGACTGTTGGTCCGCAGGGTTACCTATCGGACCGCCGTCACCCGTGCTGTGCTTTTTCGTACCGAGCAGGTACGGCTTTGCTTTGGCCAGTTTGGCCAGCGCAGCCTTGACTGCTTTCGCCGAGATCTCACCCTCCTCGTCGAGGAGTTCGTCCTGCGAGATCATCGAGAGGGCGTCGGTCGGATCCTGGAAGTTCGCTTCTACAGCGGCCAGGGTCACGGCTGTTTCGACGAGGGTCTGTCGCAGTGCAGCTTCGGCAGCGTCGGCACGGGCCTCGGCAGCGTCGGCTTTCGCAGCAGCCTTCTCGGCAACAGTCGTCGCCTTCTCTAGGTCGTTCATCTCGGCTTCTTTGATCGCAGCGAGTTCGGCTTCGAGCGCATCTGCGCGCTCTTTCTCCGTCTTCGCAGCAACCCGTTTGGCAGCGGACTCCTTGCGGAGCTTGTCGACGTATGACTTGTCGAAAGTGGTTTCGCCACTGTCAACGTCGTCACCGTCGTCGCCGCCTTCGTCTTCCACCTGGGAATCGGTTACGGGTTCGTCTTCACCGTCAGCCCCGTAGAGCCTCTGGGTCGAGATTGGAACCCACCACCTGACGTTGTTATGCACCGGTAACCTCCTGGGTATGAGTGTGCTTGCCCGGAAGATACTACAGATGTCGACGAGTTGAGTTGTTTTACTCGCTGTTGGATTCTGAAGGCTTCGGTTGACTGTCCTGTTGACTGTTCGCAGCAGCCATCGCCATTCGTTCCTGCTCTTTCGCCTCAGCCTCTGCCTTGGCCTTCTCGACAGCGTCGAGAACCTGTCTCACCTCGTCGGGCTGCAACCCGATCTGGGTGACGACGAATTCGACGGGGATGCCGATCTCGACCATCGTCTTGCCTTCGGTGAGCTTGGCGAGCCTGGAGTCGTGGCGTGGGTCTCTCCACACAGACGAGCCGAGCATCATGTCGGTGCCGTCGATGCCGATCGACATGGCTACGAGTTTCGCAACGTCGAACCAGCGCGGACCCCAAGCGTCCTGCTTGTCGTCGACCTTGTCGTTGAGCGGCTTGTCGTCGACGAGCAGAGAGTCGCCGGACGGGGAGTCGCCACGCCCGCCACGGTCCGATTGCATGAAGTAGCGGACCGGCGTGGACGAGGTGAGCGCCATGTGCTGGAGCCACATCTCGATCGGCCGCATGTAGGTCGACGGGTCGGCCGCTTCGAACACTTTGAACTGTGACGGGACGTATTTGCCGTCGGCATCAAACGTGGGCTTGAACTGCCACACCTCACCGGGGGAAGCGTCCCATCCGCCCTCGGGAGCGTTCGACGATGTCTCGACGACCCGCTGGTTGAATGCCTGGAACTCTGACGTGACCATCATGTCGAGGAGCGTCTTGTTGAGCGCGTCCTGCTGCGGGATGGTGCCTTTGATCTCGGATCGGTACGAGGTGTTATTGAACTCGACGACGGGCACGATGCCGTATTCGTTTCGAACGGGCCATTCCTCACCTTCGACGTTGCGTTGGGTGAGGTTGGGGAAGTACCCGACGCCGGGGATCTCAGTGAGAGCGGACCGGGATTCGGGCCTCTTATCTTTGTTGATGCCGCTGGAGTCCGTGAACTTGTAGACGGCCTCGGGCGTGTAGAACGTGACGTAGACCTCGCCGGTCGGTCCTTCCCACCGCTTG